TGAAGCAGTCGTGTCCAGCATGACGCAGGCTTCCGATGGGCAACACAGTTCACCAGCAGAAAAAGTCATTTCAAATCTCCATTAAACAGACGCGGAAAGGGAATCTGAAGTCGACCCCAACTGCTTGTACGTCCCACGGAAAACAAGACTATAAACGATCACACCACCTGTGCCACTGCGAATCGACGAAGTTGCGTTCCCTCGCTGGCAAAAACATCCACAGATTCCGACACTCACGCAGCCGGCTGCGAACAGCCAGTCCTCAACGAGCGTCCTGTACTCCTGAGCCTTCTTCTGCATCGTGTCAGAAAAGTAAGCCTTCAGGTCCACCGTGTGACTCTTCTGGACTGAGGACGATGTCCGCAGCCCAGACTGTGTGTCAACCTTTACCACGACATACGGAAGACAATCCGAACATCGCTTCTCATTCAGAAAGTGATTCTCGCTCTTGATGGTCGTGCAGTTCAAACCCCGGAGGGTTTCAAGAACTGCGTCTTCGATGCAACATGACATCTGACTTCCTCACGACAACCAAAGCCTCAAGTGCCACTCCATGATCTCGGATCACGACGGCTTCAGCGATCTCCGGACTCAAGGCTTCCACCTCAATTGGAGATCCTGCGCCGTAAACAATGTACTTCATCGATTTAGTTCCATCAGTTTTGTTTCGAAGACTCGGATCATATCGCCTCGCGCCGATTCAAAGATTCGCCTTACCCATGGCCGACCCGCTTGGTCGTGTTCCAGCAAGTAATTCTTGTCTCTGCTCGTGACGTGGCTCGGCATGAATCCTACATAACCGTCGACATCTCCGAAAACGTATTCAGCACCACCATCAATATAAGTGGCCAGAAAGTTTTCCTGTTCCGATGAAAATCCAGTTTCAGGACGGTTATTCGGAATTCCACCTTCTTGACCGAAAAACATATACGGGATCTGCCCTGGCCTCGAATGCGGCGGAGCCTGCCGTCTCATTAATTTGTCTCTGTATTCCTGTGCCAACGTCTCGGAGGCAGCACGAATGGCAACAGTCATTCGCTTTGCAATCATCTCGATCACCCGATCGCTATGATCCTCGAACCGAGCAGTCAGCACTTTCCTTCTCCAATCCAACTTTGAACGGGACAAACTTCCCCTGGTCCGACACCCTCGTGATCTTGTAAGAACCTGTCTTCGTCTTTAGTCGATGTCTGGCCGATGGTTTGTCACTGAGAGGCCACTTGACCAGATCTCCGGAATACTGGTACACCAGATCTCGTCCGTCATTCCTCGACTGAATCTGCCCTGTCTCTGCGTAGATGCTTCCCTTGACTCTCGCAACTCGCCGGTAAACCGTTTCTTGACTGCAGTCGCAGTCCTCACAGTCTTCTTCGAGTACATCGATCGTCTCCGTCAGCAGGAAACACGCCGCAACCGACCGAGCCCACAACTTCCAGACGCAGAACGATGCCAAATACTCGGTCGCGTAAACAACCCACTCAGCACCGTCCCCATCCGTAATCACCGCTCCCGCGCCCACCTCGACCGCGTTCTCCTGAGTCGAGACCCGGAAAACCCGATCGCTCATATGCACGTTCGTGTGATTGTTCGCCGCCTCGAACTTCACGCCCTTCGATCTGGCCGACAGAAACTGCGTCGTCTCCCCGCAATACTCGAAAGTCAGCGGAACGTAGTCACAGAATGCCGTCAACCAACTCGTGCATCCACACGGGATCTCGAGACAACACGATTCCGAAGCTGATACGCTCATCGGCGATACCTGCGATTCCTCCGAATTGTCGGAGTCGAAATGCAGACATCGCCAATGCAACTCACCGGAGTCACACACGGCACATGCACAAACTCGAACAAGTCAGTGGACGAACCACACTTCTTCGCTTTGTACAAATCGGTGTACGTCTTCAGGACTTCAATCTTCGCCTTCAAGCCCGGAGTTCTGTCCTCGGAAGTGTCGCCCTCTTTCGTGATCGAAGCCGTGCAGGAGGCTACTGTGATCTCTTCCGAAAGATCACAGATCTTCTGCTCTAGCTCTTCACACGAAAGACAGCTTGCCACCGCAGATCTCCTCAGACTTCAACGATTCGCCACTCTCGACCACTGTTCGGCGACGGCGCACAAATCTGTGCGAATTCCTTCTGGAACTCCGTCTCGTCAATCGGCTTCAGAACTGGCCACTTCAACTCTTTGTCTCGCTCGACTTCCGTCCGGATCTTCGAGAACGATTCAAGATATGCTTCCTTGACCGTACTCTCAGAGATCGGTTTCTTCGACTTCACAACCTTCGTTGGTCCGCCAGGACAACGAACAGCCCACATCGTGCTACTTGCCATTGTACACCTTCCTTCAAGAACTGGAAACAAAAAGAGCGGCGGCGATCACTCGCCGCCGCTCTTCTATTCGTCATCTGCTTACCGCAGACTATGTTGAAGCACTGGAATCGCCGGTTAACCAAACAGCCTTCTGTGGCTCCTTGACGTAGGCGTATCCCTTGCTGATGCTGTCGTACTGAGCCACGATCCGACGACGCTGAGCTTCTTCGCTCAAGTTCAGCCGAGTCACCGCTGGGCGAATCTGATAGACCCACGCCATGAACTCAGGAATCTTGCCGAAGAAGATCCACTCGTTCGCCTGAGCCTGAGTCAGACTGTATCGTGCCATGATCGCTGAGATCAGTCGCTGATACTCCATCGGGCTGAATGTCATCCCGTTCGCGACTTCTGGTGTCATGAAGTAGTGAACAGTGCTGCCAGATCCCGGACAGGTCGCATCCTTCTCAACGCTGGTCGCGTTAAGCAAAGGAAGAATCCGGTCTCGAGTTCGCTGACTGGTGAACACATTCAGATTCGTCACATCGACACTCATTGGTCGACCGTGAACCAAGTCCGTCATGTCATAGAACAGGTTCTTGACAGTCTGCAAGTCTTCGCCGCAGGTCAGTGTCAGTGAGGCCGCGTTGATCCATGGACCACCGGAACCGTCGTCGAACGGAGTGCCTGTCGCGCCATCTTCGTAGAAGATGTCGTACAGAGTTCCGCTGCGATCGTAAGTCACGTTGTAACCGATCAGAGCGTCGACCAGCTTTTCTTCGCGGTACAGGTTGTGAGCGTCAGCGATCTTCGGAACCTGCTGCAATGCAAAACCGTTTGGATCCTTGCACAGTGCTTCACGAGTAAACGCGATGCCTGCTCCAACAGTCTTGCCGTTCGGATGCTCCAGATAATCTGTCGCAATGCCGTACAACGGACTTGGCTCAAGTTCGCACAACTCATGAACCTTGATGTCGCTGAAGACACCCCAGTCCTTGAAAGACTCTTCGCACTCGCCACGACTCTCAACTGGAGTGATCGCAGACAGCTTGTACTCTTCGCGAGGATTTTCCTGCAACGAGTAGCGGATGGTTCGCTGAACCATCTGGTTGAACGTGCCGCTGGTCACGATGGCTTCCATCGCGTCCGAGCCCATGTTCATGATCTTCTCTTTGAAGTTCGGCCCAAAGTCCTGCTCAACGCAGAAATTCAAGTCGATATCGAAAGGCTTGATCTGCTTCGACTCAAGTGCTTCGTCGAACTCTTCCAGAACCTGCTCGCCGTGCTTCTTGTAAGCGTCAACGACTTTTTTCGTGAGTTGGCGATTCGCCATTTTACTGTCCTTGTCTGAACCTCGGAATCACCACCAAATTTATGACTTGAATTCGACGAGAGCGTAAGCCTGACTTTCGACTCCGCTGTCATTCACTGCCTGGAAGATTTTAACTCCCGCAGTGTCGCTCTTCTGAATCGTGTCGTTGCTCAACAGATTCGATCCGGAAACCTTACCGAACGTGAATCCCTGACCACGAGTCCATGTCGTCGGAGCAGCAGCCCCGTTAACGTCGACAATCTTGTAGGCTCGCTGGAACGTCGATCCTTCGCGGTACAATGCGAATGGGATGCAGTCCGGAGAGTCGTTGCAGACGCCGTCGTCAGAGTCGATCGACTGCAGGTTCACGCCCTGAAACTTCAGCTTCGCAGCAGTCTGCGTAGTCGCCAAGTTCGTATCCCATGCCTGATCCGTCTGGATCAGTGCAGCCTTGAGAACCCCGGTCGAACTGTCGCTTCCAAGGAAGTCGCCAGGACACATATCAACCAGAGTGTCAGGCGGAGTCATGTGACGGATGTCAGTGACCGCAGGAACCTGACCGTACTGGTGCATTACTTCTAAGCAGCGTGGCATGTTGCCGTCCTTTTACAAACAAACGAACCAAAACGGTCAGTGACTACTTGCCAATCCCAAGGTCCGCCAGAAGCGTACCCTTCTTGTAACCGGCCTTTGATCCCTGTGTCGGACGGTAAGCTGGCTTCTTAGCCTGCTCTTCCTCTTCCTTGACAGGGGTTTCTTCTGTGTCGTCCGGATTGTCATCGATCAGCATCGGGCTGATCTTCGACAGAACCGAACTGAATTTCTTGCGAGCCACTTCCTGCATTTCGCAGGCGCACTCGACGATTTCTTTCATCAAAGGCTCTTCGATGGTCACACCTTCGAAGATCTTTGTGAACTCAACAGACACTTCGCCTCGCAACTTCTCAGCCGATCGCTCAGCTTCCAATGCGTCCAGACGAGCCTGAAGGCTTTCCTTCTCTTTGGTTGCCAACGCGAGCGCGGACTCAGTCGCGTCAGTCACAGTGGCTTCTTCGAGAATTGATTTCACAAGTTCTGGATGCTTGTCGCGGAGTGTCTTCAGGTCCATGATCTCTTCTTCCTCTGATTCGAAAATGCCAGCAGTTGTCGCTGGCTTGGTGACAATGTCGACAGACCGGAGAACTTCGATGGATTCAACAATCATGTCCCCGTCGGAACCGACTTTTCCGGACTTGATCGAGGAATTGATCGACATTCCCAATGACTTTGGGGCGTTCACCACGTCCCATAGGAACTGTTCGGCAACAGCATGCTTCGGGTTGAAATGCACGTCCCCGAAGTAACCTTCGCCTGGACGGTACTCAACTTTCTGGCCAACAACAGCGAACTTGTCCCGATAGGAGCGACTGGTCGTTGCTGTCGCTGGATGATCGATATAAATCGATGTCCCCGGCAGTAACTTCATCGCTGACTTCTGGACTCCGGGTGTGTCGTAGTTGCGTTTGTTGAGACTTCTCAACCCCAGCAACTTGACTCCCCGGATAATTCCCCGCTCTCGGTCAATCCGGTCTTCGGCAATGGCTTCGAACGCATCTTCTGTTACGAGGATGTCACTCATTTTGTTCCGCCCTTGCCGCCCTTCGGTTTACTCTTGGATCCGCAGCCACATCCCATGGCAATCTCCTTTTGTCAAATCGCCAAAATGACAATAAGTCATTTTGTACGAACTTGACAAGTCCCGTGCAACCGAATTTAAGCGTTTCGAGTCGGATCTTTCTTCGAAACGCCTTTTTCCTGCATCGGATCGGCTTTATTGCCCGCGACTGGACCCGGAGTTCCCAGATTCTGCGGTGCTTGAGGCGATCCAGCCGGTAACGGAAGCTCCGCAGCCAACTCCATTTTCCGCTGAGCGTTCTCGGCCACCGATTCCAGTCCTTCCGGAGCCAGCACTGTCTTGTTGCCAAGCAGCCCTCGATCCCACCAGTCTTTCATCACTTCGTGATCTTCCTGGCGATTCCTCGTCTGAACTCGTGGCGGCTTTATTTCCAGAACCACCTGCATCACATCAGCGACCGTCAGGTCGTGTTCTCCTGACTCCGCAGCGTACCACAGGGCTTGCTTCAGTATCCGCAGATCTTCCTGCACCATCAGACTCTGCTCGTACCGCATCGACTTGTGGAACGGCCCCTCAGAGACCAGCGTCGACGCGAAGTTCCCCTCGCTGACATTTGCCGTCAGCATGAACTCCGGCAACTTCATCCCCGCTGCGCACGCGCGGAGCAGTGAAACCAGCGTTTCAATGTGGTTGCTGTTACCGGCGCCTGTCTCTGGAAACTCGTACTTGATCTGCGACGGGATCGTGACGACTGCCGCCGACGGAAAGTCGAATGTCTCTGATTGCCCGCTGCTTCCGCCGCCAGTCTGCTGCGTGTTCAGGTAACTCTTGACCGAATCGCTCGACGGATTGCCCATAATCGTCCGGATCGCACCAAATGCGGCCTGAAACGAACTGGTTCGCATCAGATTTGCCAGCAGTTTCTTCGCGAAGATCAGTTCTTCACGGACTGGCCAGTACAGCGTCAATCCTCGGGGATCCACCGACAACACGTTCCTCTTGCGATGCTGGACCAGAATCCGGTCCTCAGACTCAGCCATCAACGGAATTGTGTCGCCCCGGTAATCCGCAAGCTGGTTTGATCTCGTGACGAACCGCAAATCCGGATACCAAACGTCCTTCAGGAAGTACGCGACCGGCTTTGCGCGGAGGTCATTCGTCTTCCGCACGCCCAGCGAATCGAAATACTCCTTCGAGGCGTCGTCCGGATCCACAAAAGTGCTTCTCGGATCGTCGTCGAGATCCTGCGGTTCACCGAAGTAAACCCGCACCATCCCGTCGTCGTCGTAACTCAGCAGGTCGAACACCTCGCCGTGTCGGTCGCAGCGCTGACTGACTTCCGACTGACGAGTCTGCCACTGGTTCTCCGCCGTCCATAACTCAACAAACGCCTCAACTCGCTTCACTGCATCTGAGTTCGGCTGATTCTCGTCCTTCGGCTTCACAGTGATCGCATGCCCTGTGTCGGCGATGTAGTAGGACCGATTGTCTTTCGCGTTCGTGCCCCAAGGCATTCTGCCAAGCTGATCGCCGAGAACAATTGCCTCCCGGACTTCCTGAATCGTCTCGATGGGCTCGTCGCCGCCGAACGGCAACTGATCGCCGTTCGCGTTCACGCCGCCGCAACTGACTCCCAACTCTTCAAAGATCCGCGCAGCAGCCTTCGTCGCGGCGATTGACAGTTTTTCGTTCTCGATAGTCCAGGTCGTCGGTAAACCGTTCTCATATGCCATCTGATGTCTCCTCGGCAACAGATTACACAGGAAAACACGCCCAGACAATCTTAGTAGGTCTTGTATGCAGCCATTCCAGCATGAACGAGCAGATCATTCACACACATTTCTTCCTTGAATACCTCGGCGAGATACCTGCCGTACTTCTCCTGACTGTCCTTGAACGTCTTCACGTCGATCTGGGAGCCGATCGGCACCAGGGCGATCAAATAGTCGCGGGAGACGATCCCCTGCTCCCGTTGCTCGCCTTTGACTTCCGGAGTATTGATCCTCGCTAGCCTCAGCTTCTGCTTTACCTGCACCCCAAATCCAAGGTCAACCATCACGGTAATCGTGTCGCCGTCGTAAATCGACAAAACGGTCGCCGAATACTGGTACTTCGTGATCATTGCAGAAACCTCCACCACCAATGCGTCGATCTCACCGATCGCCGGTAAACCCCGACGTTCACGTTCTGATGAAACGATTGGTCCACTATGGTCGATGTCGTCTGGATCGCAAACTCAACCGGATCCGATTTCTCGCGGCAATGACCGCATCCTCGCTTACTCATTTCACTTCTCCTTCCTCAGATTTTCCCAGTATTCCTGCTCATATCGCGGCAACTGAGTACACATCGCCAGTGCATCCGGCCCGTCGTCGTGCTTCCCGACGCCGGGGATGCCGTCGAACTGCTTAATCTGCTGCAGGAGAAGAGTCGTCCCCGGATTCTCGAGGAACCGGAACTCTCGCTGCGTCAGTCGCTTGTCCAGTCCTCGACGTATTCTCATTTCCTTCTTCAGCATGTCCTCGACCGGGATAATGATCCCGCCCGACATCAAATATCTGGAGAGTGCATACTCCAAGTGATTCGCCGCGTAGTTCATGATCAAGTCGCGAAAAATACTCTGAAACTGCGTCGATTCAATCCCAATCAGGTCGCCTGATCTGATCCGGTGATGCTCCTGATCGCAGAACAGGAACAAGTCCTCAATAATCTCCGACGGCGATCGTCGTTTTAGGTCAGCGTCGACGTACGCCAGTTCTGACGTTTGTGCCATGCAAACCAAGGCACTGTAATCGCCTTTTTTTACCGATTTTCCTTTACTTGGATCTACACAGAACATTCGCACAACATCGTTGGCGTGTTTCGGGATGGGAAACTTTTCCAGCGGGATGTAGACGTTGACAAACAAGTCTCTGTGCCATTCAGATCCCGTCTGCGATGATCCGAGCCACGATCCCTCGAGGAATCTCTGACGATCCTGCTCGGACATCTGCTCCAGTCGCTGCCGGTATCCGGGGTCTGACTTCTGGAGATGCTCGTTGTCCTTCAGCGTCGCGCCGATGAATGTGGCCGACGTTGTGACGCATTCTTCTTCGCCGGTCGTCTCGTTGATCTCATACTGCGGACTGTCGTACCAAATGAATTCTGGCTCGACGTATCTGAAGTAGCGAATGACTCCTGATCGTTCTGGGATCGGGAACCCAGTTTCAGGGTCGATCCACCAGTACAAAAATCTGTAAAGCCATGACATTTGATCAGGATTACAAGACAATCTCAGACGGGGCTTTACTCCAGATTTACTACGACAGCGACCCCACAAATATTGTACGAATTGCAGTGGCCACTGAGTCGCTTCATCGACTGCTAAATAGTCGATCTGGCTCCCCTGATAATCGTCGAGGTTCTTCTGGAACTGACATGTGCCGAGAGCGATCTTCGCACCGCACGGAAACGTGAACTCCGCGCGAGTGTGATTGTATTTCGCTCCGTATGGCGAATACATCGACTTGCAGTGGTCGAGCAAAGCCCCAGGCTGACTCAACTGCGGGAATGTGCGGCGAACGATCAGCCCCCTGAAATCCGGGTTCGAATGCGGACCCTGAGTGTGCCTCAAAAAGTCCAAAGTCAAGATATGAGTTTTGCCGCATCCTGCCCCCGAGCCGAAACAAAGCCACTCCGCTTCTGACGTTAGAAATCTGTACTGCGGATCGGATAACTTCATAGCGGTCTTTCAGTTCCATGGTTCTCGTGGTAGCCGTATTTTATCTGTGCTTCTTTTCTTGCCTTTGCTGCTTCTTCCAAGGTTTTGTACCTTCCGATGAATTTATTTTTCCCTTCAGCCTTAATGAATGCAACAAACCTCTTTCGTTGCTTATCAAATCGTACTCCAGCCACTCCGGTTGGATTATCTGATCGAAGCCTTCTATTCTTTGCATTGGAAGCATTTGTCGCTTCGCAAAGATTCGAGAACCGATTGTTCTCCCCATTGCCGTCTTCATGGTCGACCTGATCTTCTGGGTACTTCCCAGTCATGTAAAGCCATGCGAGCCTGTGCGCGCTGTACTGCTTCCCGTCGATGTGAATCCGGATGTACTTCTTCCCCGAATGATTTTCGTGAACGCATCCTGCGACAGTCCCAATTCTGTCCTTCACTGGACCTTTGCCGACCTTCCAAACAAATAGGCCCGTCTCCGGATCGTAATTCAAAATCTGTTTCAGCCATTCCTGCGTCGGCTTCTCTTCTTTCTTGAAACGAATATCAGGCGACTCGTACAGATTCTCCCACTTGTTGTTCCTCGCGTCTTTATCCTTGTGCAGGACGACACCATCAGGCATTCGGCCCTCAACGATCAGAAATGCCAGCTTGTGCGCGGCGTACTTCTTGTCGAACACGTTAATTGCTATCGAGGATGGTTTCCCATTTTTCGATGTCACGTTCCCGGCGACAGTCCCTGCCATCGCCTTGCCTTTTCTGTTTACATTCCATGTAAAGACTCCCGTCTCCTTGTCGTACACCAGAAGGCTTCGCAATTGCTCCACGAAAACAAAAACATCTTCACTCGCTACTGAAACTGCCATTCCAAATCTCCAACAAAAAAACCGCCGAGCAAGGCGTGCAAGCACCTCACTCTGCGGTTCTTCGCTCGGGATAACCCGATTGATCACTTTGCCGCTCTTGCACGCGACGATGGCTTCATTTTATCAGAGTTCTCACCCTCTTCAAGCAACATCACCAGCAGGCAGTACGTCTCCCACGAGATCCGCTGCTTCCGGTTCTTCACCTGACTCAAATACGTCGGCGATCTCTTCACTTTACGAGCAACCTGACGCAGTGAGAGAGTCTCGGTCAGCAGGTCGATGATATCCGGAGCGTGATTCACCAGAATCTGATCGATCTGCTCAGTGTCGTTCGTGATCTGCTCGATCTTGTGGCGAACGTGAGTGTGGGAGGCTCGGGAGGACTTCATTGTGCGGCCTTCAAACAAAAACAAGCGGCCAGCGATTCGGGGGAACCACTGACCGCTTTCGGGGAGAACTACTGGTCGCGTTCGGTTACGTCCACCGTTTGCGAATCGTCAACAGAGTGACACGATCGCGTTCTCTTCTCCGGGTCGAACATCGGAGAAGGCTCGGTCTTCTCAAACGTACGCATTCTCGGCTGATCAATGCTTACCCCCGTAATCGTCGCCTTCACGTCCGAGGACGGACGACCCCGCTTTTTCTCGGATTGCATCTGAGTCAACAGGGCAAACGCTGCTGTCCGCGCAATCGACTCGGAATCCGCGTTCTGAACGTCACACTCGACGTTAATCCTGAAACGAAACTGCTTCGACATTTCTGATCCTTCGGCTAATGGTTGTTGTGTTTCACGACGCTGTGAAACTTGTTCTGTGAGTGAAATACTATCGACTAACTGACCTCTTGCTCAAATCCAGTTGGCACTGTTGTCATAATCTCTTTCCCGATGATCGCCCCTTTCACTGGGACCAACTTCGGGATGGATGCTCCCTTTCCAGTCCACCGAATCGCAAAGTGCGGTCTCCGGAAGTGCGGGGATCGCTCGATATCCTCGCCAATCGTGAATCCAAACACTCCACGATTCTTTGCCCGCGCAATACGCTCCTCAATCGGTGTCGTCTTGCCCTCGTCTGCTTTTAATAGCACGGGCTTGATGTAATCCGGGTCTGCGGCGAGAAGCAGAACGCCACATGCAATTCTTGCAATTAGCCTTCGCACTTCTGATTGCGGTTCGCTTTCACCGTTAAAATGAACCATTCCTTCATCACTTAACTCAAAACTCTCATTCCACAGGGTAGCCCACGATGAACACCAATCTCCCGTCGAATAAGAAATCTGTAGCAGCTTTATGCAATGCTCAAACCTCTGATTCATTATGATATCCTGAACCCTCGGGGTCGTTTCAGGAACTCCATGGCAAATGCTCATAAAGAACCATTTTATTCCATACTTGGACTCAATCTCGTGACCTACCGGGAACTTAACGCATATCACTTCAAGTTTGTGAATCAGTGATTCTGGTGTGTCACATGGCCTCATTGATAAATTCGTTTTTGACAAAGCCTCAATGACTTTTGGGTAAACATTAAAAAATGGCCCTCCAGCCACAGCAAAGTCGTCTTCAGCACAACACATGTTGCTCCAGTGAAAAGTTTCCTTCCTTGACGCAAGAGCCCTTATCATGTCTATATTCCCGACCTTTCGCTTGCTGTTCGCATAAAACTCCTTCTTGAGTCTGTTTATTTGCAACGGCGTGTGATCCATGAATTTCACTGTCATGTCATGTCCCCCATAAAGACAAACTGATTTTATTCTGATTTCTAACGGCCAATCCTGCACGCCTTACACCGTGTTCGCATCCCAATCACATCGCCAGACGCATTCCGGATGTAAACTCCGTCGAATGTTGTGGATGGTGCTGTGGTTTTCTCTGTCGTCTTGCGGACGACAGGGGCT